TGATGAGGATACATTGAAAATGCTGGGATTTACAAAAAAGGAAATAACAAAACTCATGCCGGAAATAAAAAATGGAAATGTCCGTTCCAATATTGATCTTGAAAAGATTATTGGAAGTGAAAGGTATGAGGAAGTTGAGAAGAGAATAAAATATAGTGAGTAAAGGGTAAAAAATATTGACTTTTCCATTTTAGAATGTTATTATATTTTTATATACAAATATTGATATATAATATATGAAATAAAAATATTATTTTAAAAATGGGAAGTGAATGCTATGAGTAATAAAAAAAGATACGGATTAAATTTTGATTTTATAATCCTAAGAGTAAAAGATATTGAAAAAATGAAGGATTTCTATGTTAAGTTATTAAAAATGAAAATTCTGAAGGATGAGAAAAATGCTGATAAAAGGGAAATTTCGCTAGGAACTGAAACAAAAGAAATAATAAGGCTTATTTCTTATGGGAATGAAGAAATAAAAGGATATGATGAGACAAATGTGTATCATATTGCGTATTTATTACCTGAAAGGGAAGATTTAGGAAACTTTTTGAGAAACTGTGTGAAGGAGCAGATAAAACTTGATGGAGTAGGGGATCATGATGTAAGTGAAGCCATTTATCTGACAGATCCTGAAGGAAATGGGATTGAAGTTTATGCTGACAGGGATTATCATAACTGGAAATGGGAAAATGGTCATGTTGTTATGGGAACAGAACAGGTGGATGTTGAAGACCTGCTTAAAATTTCTGATAATATGCCGGAATTTTCAATTCCTGAGGAGACAAAAATAGGTCATATTCATATGGAATCTTCAGATATTGAAAATGATAAAGATTTCTATGTTGAGAAATTAGGCCTTAATATAGTTTCAGAAATGCCAAAGGCTTATTTTCTTTCTGTAGATGGATATCATCATCATTTTGGAATGAATCAGTGGAATGGGATGAGAAAAATCCCTAAAAATACAAATTCTACTGGAGTTGAAGAAATTTATGCAATAATGGATAAGGGAAAATTTGAGGAAAATTTTTCAGAAAAAAATGGAAATAAAGCAGTTATTGAACTTCCAAATGGAATAAAACTGACTGTAATTGCTGAATAGGATAGAATCAAAATATATGAAATTAAAGATTTTGGGAGATATGAAAAGAAGGGGACAAATTTTAAAAGTGACATTTACTATTGTAATTTACCCTGTTACTGAAATTAGAAAAAAATAGTTGACATATCTCTCAAAATTTATTAGAATATATAAGTATTAAAAATATTAGATAATGGTGTTATGCCCGAGTGGTGAAATTGGTAGACGCAACGGACTCAAAATCCGTCGATAGTGA